CCTACTTTAACATCGATGGCTTGACCAAACATAACTGGATCATGTGGCTCAGGAAAGATTACTGCACAGCCAGAAAGAACTACTAATGATAGTGCTAGTATTAATCTTTTCATTTCATCGCTTTCCTTAGGTCGTTGTAAAGAGCATCTTTATGTTCTGGTTTCATGCCACTGGCTAGATGAGAATGAAACTCATCTTTCTTACCAGATGATGCTAACTCTCTTAATTTAGTTCCAGAGATACCAGCAACACCCTTAGCGTTTTCATCTCGTTCACCTGATGAACTAAATGTAATGTCTTTGAAGTTGTAATTACCATGAGCACCAGCAACACCATTATATTTCTTGAGTAAGTCATACATTGGTTTACGATCTGAACCACCAACAAAGTGTAGATGAGTCACACCCTTAGCGTGTAGATCAGCTGCATGTTGTAGCACAGTTGGTTTATCTTTGGTAGCTACTTCAATGTTAGTTCCAGGAAATGCATTTCGTGCATGCTTTAATTTAGTCTCTGGATCTAGAGGATTCTTACCATCTTTTGTATTATGAGAGTGAGAAAGAATCAGAGTATGACCACCACCAACTTCTTTGGCTTTGTCTTTGATAGTTTTAACAACTTCTTCATGACCAGCAGTTGGAGGATTCATACGACCATATGCCATGACATGGTGTTGATCACCTACTGGTTTTGGTTCACCACGAGACTTTAATAGATTCTGGCGAGCAAACTCTGCACGATTGACCAACTTGGTTGGCTCCGTCACACCATTGTGAGTATGATTGTATACGAAACCTTCTGGCTTCGAAGCAACTCCACCGATGGCATGCTCATAAGAACCTTCATTAGATTCTAGAGTTTTAACCAATTCATTTTTGGCATTGGCAAGATGACCATGCATCTTCAATAGATTGTCGTAGTGTTCTTTGTTCTTGTCAATATGAGCCAGCTGAGCACCAGCATTGTCCATAATCTCTTGCTTCTTAGCAGGAGTTTTAATCTTATCAAACTTCTTCTTTAATTGTCCTGACACATGGTCTTTAAAACCATCAGTGGAAGGTGTCTCACCAGTACGAACTGTTTGATTGATATAAGTTGCTAGGTGTCCTGATTCACCACTGTGCTCTGCGTGAATTGCTTTATACATCTTAGCACCATGCGTCTCATGAATAGTTTTGGCTTTGGATAATTCACCAAGAACTTTCTGTTGAGACTGTGGAGAGTATTTTGCACCTGCTGAATCGTAACTGGCAGTGTGATGGAACATATCTGGATGACTACCAAACTCACCTTCAGAAACATTACCTGTTGCACGCATGTTGCTAAGGTTAGTGCCTTCGTATTTGGTGTGAGTAACTACACCCATCTTTGACTTATTAATTGCTTTGGCTTTGTCACCAGATGCAGTATAAGTGATAGTGTTTGGTGTGAAAGAAGATTTACTGCCCTCTTTCTTAACATCGTTATGCGTATACATAACATCACCTTGATAAACACCTTGTCTTGGAGCAATCTTTGGTAGATGTTCTAAACCTGCTTTAAGTTTTTCTACAAGACCTGGAGCATGTCCATGATTCTTTTCGATATCTTCTGGTGTATAATTTAACTTTGGATTTTTATTGAATGCAGACTTTGACGCAACAAAGAATTTGCCAGTCTCTGGATGATGACCATAAACGATGGATGGTGAGCCATCATACTTCATCGTCAACTTGTTGGAGTTCATACCTTGTTTGGTATGAAAGTGTGCACCATGTAAGGCATTATACGCATGATTGAATCCGTCTGCTCCATGGAACAATGGACGATCCTCAGCGTGAGTAATGTGTTTAAGTTTTGCACCTTCTTCGGCTGGTGCACCCTCTGTTAAAAAGTCTCTAAATCCTAGCATCATATTACTATTATACCCTAAGTTGCAATAATTGTCAAGCAATAACCCTACAGAATTGAGGGGATTATTTCAGTCCGAAAGTACCAACTAGACTCTTATGTGGTCCAGAAGAACTTTTAATAGCGAAGGTAGCCACACGAACTGGTTTCTTGGTTATTGGATGTTTACCTTTAATAACAACTGTACTTCCTTGATGCTCTGTATAAAGATCTGTAGCGTTTGCCAAATGTTCATCGGCAATGCTATGAGATGATTTAATAACTGGCTCAGAAGAACCATCAGCTTTAACTTTACTGTGAGCAACTGAATGCGGAATGTGAGTTGGAGCAGAAACATGCTGACGAATAATGTCACGCAATTCTGAATCAGATTTGGTAGAAAGCCCTGCATGAAATTGTTTAGCAACTGCAGTCTTTGCATCTCTGGAAGAAGACTCTGCAGCATTGACACGAGCATTAGAAGTGTGTAGATATTCTGCTTGTTCTTTTGGCTTTAAACTATCATGACCATCGATAAATTTACCCAGATGTTCGTGCATAATTTTATTCTTCTTGCTTAGAGTTTTGCCTGTTGCAGCAATACCCTGTAGTTTAGCATGTTCTATTCTTGCTTTATCGATACCCATTTTATCAATTTTGTACTGAATATTCTTTTGATCAGCAGATCCATTATATCCAAGCGATTCCATATGTTTATGGTGTGCATCAGTCAATGCTTTCAAACTACCCTTTTCAATACCAGCAGTTTTCTCCATAGAGTCAAGACCTGGATTACGATAGTTTGGTTCATTGGATCCATACTTAGCTGATACACCATGGTATCCAACTGTCTTACCTTCTTTATTTTTAAGAGTGAGAATCAAGTCAGCGTTTGAATTTGGATCTGATACACCATTACCATTTGCATCTTTTACTGTCTTGAAATGGTCTCCAGGACTGTTTGGTTTGTCTGCGTTAGATGTCCAATGAACATCACCAATATGAGCATGATCACCAATATGCCCTTGCTCTTGAAGATGTTTTTTAAATGCTTCAGCTGTATTTTTAGCATGTGCATCAATTTCATCGTATGCATCTTTACCAACCTTCTTCATTAAGCGATCGTGAACTTGCTGTGGAGTACCAGCATGCTCTTCGTTCTCTGATTCAGAACGATGATGCAATGGAAGTTGAGTGTCTGAGTGAAGATGTTTAGCTAAAAGCAACTCATGGAGTTTACCCTTATCATCAGACTCTAAGTCTTGTGATAATGCTCTCTCAATTAGTAAGTCTGTTTCTTCTTTAAGAAATGATTTGAAATTTAACATAGTTTTATCTCTCGACTACAATTACATTTTTGTTAATGCGTTTTTTATAGGAAGCCAGTACTCTAATTCCTGGATACTCTTTAATACTTTTTCTCGTCTTGTCATTACGGATAAGAAAGAAAACATCTTTATCGCCATGAACATGTTCTAATTTAGTTATAATATTAGAAACAGTCACTGTTAGCGTATCATCTTCTTGACTGAAAGATGATGACGCAAATGTTTTAGTAATAACTGCACCACCAGGAATTAAATCTGAACCAAACACAACTGCTTTCTTTTCTTGCAGTTTAGCAGCAACTGCTATATTTGGTTCAATGGTATAATATGTGCTGTGCTTTACTAATTTAGTCTTTTTGGCGACCACTGCTTTATCAATAATACCTTTGGCTTCTGCGCTAAAGTATGAGTCAGCAGACTCCCAAGTCTCTGCATCATCTTTCTTGATAGAAATAGAGTATCTAACACCAGCAGTATCCTCAAGAATAACATCTGCCTTTTTTCTACCAGCAGTATCAGTACCAACTGATGTTGCTTTCTTACAACCATTAACAACATATGTATTATTTGGCGATTTGAAAATTACATTAATTGGACCAGTCTTTGCTGTATCATTAATCCAATCAATTAAAAAATCTTCATTACCAACACCAGCGGATGCTTTACCTTGTTTGCCTGCTGGCTTAGCAAGAATTTGAAATTGTTGAACCCTCACACGACCAACTGAAGATTCAGATGAAGGTGATGGATCGTATTGTCCTCTTAGTTTGATTTGGATATCTTCAAGCGTGGAGACTCTGTTCTTGTCTGTAAGAACAGCCACTTTCTTATCACTCAGCTTTTTGACATCTGTATAACCGACATCAGCCAATGCTGTGATTAGAGTTTCGATTGAATAATTCTGTGGTTCCGCCATTCGATTCCATTAACAATAGGTTTTTATAACCTATTATTTAGGACGACGAGATGCTCGGATAGTTCTTTGGTATTTACGATCCCACTTAGCAATCTGCTGCATCAACTTAGGAATTGCAGCGTTGTTACGATAGTCGTAATTGAATGCTTTGAGGATGTAGTTTAGAGTGCTAGAATCCTTAGAGTATTTGGCTCTATTGATTAGTTCTTCTGTGGAGATGGTTGGTTTGTAGATTTTGAAATCAAGTAACACACAGTGGGCATATGCCTGAATTTCATCGAACTCGGAGAGATATCTTCTCTCAATGTTCTTCTTTTCATGTTTTACTTTTTTGTAAGGAACGATGTAGTTTGACCACTCGTCTCCTCTTCGATCAAATTGCATGAAATGTATTAGCTCGTGCATTTGAGTCTGGATTATACGATACTTAAACTTGTTCCAAGTATCTTGTGTGAATGGGAATCTATCGAAAGCAGTAGTGTATATTTGGATACAGCACTGTCTTTCATCTGGTCCATATTCACCACCAACGGCAACATAGTTGTCGTACATTTTGGCTTTGGATTTTTGTGGGAGGAACTCAACTTTAGTTCTCCACTTTTTGAAGTAGTTTGAAAGACCTTTACTATCGTTGCAATAGTTGTCTAGGTCTTTCCATACTTTTGAGGGTATAAACTTTGCTCTGAATGGACGCTCGTGAAAGTTGAGCAGATCCATCCAATCGTAATTAGCGTTTTCTAGGAATTCAAAATTGCATGACATTTTACATCCCAGAAAGGCATTTTACATCTTGAAATTACTCTCCAAGAATGCGAGTACCTTTCCCTGCTCCTCCAAGTTAGTGTTACTAAACTCAGTAATATAAGGCATCAGTTCAAAGTTTGATAGTAGATTACTATATTTAGTTTCTCGACCTCTTAGGAATTGTTCAGACTGGTCGGAACCACGATCTTTGTATCGTTGTTCTAGGATCTCTTTCGGTGCTTTCAAATAGACCACCTGAAGGTCGGTATTCGGTAACCCCATAGCGAACTCCAAGAAAGACTGATTGAAGACTCGGTCTCCCTCGAATAGAATGTTACAGTTATGAGTCTGAATCCATTTCTGTAGTTCTGGCTGGACTGCCATCGAAAGGCGATCTGTTCCAGCAAAGGTTTCACCCTCTTGATACTTACCAAGAATGTAAAGATCCATCTCTTCATTATACATGGCAGATACCAACTTAGCTGGTTCCACCTCGATCCATTTCTTACCTTCCATAAACTTACGGAATAGAGTGGTCTTACCAGTTCCAGGTTGCCCACCAACGGCAAGCAGTTTGCGAGTCTTCATAGGGTTAGTCACCTTTACAATATTAATAGTGTCACCGACACCAATTCTTTCATTAAACATTTCGTGCTTCTTGGATTAAGTTTTTTAATTCATCTTCAGTGAACACCCATACTCTTCCGAGAAAATGATGAGTGTCACTATCAACATTATGCTTCTTAGTGAATGTTGTTTTCTTAATTATATCTCGGGCAAGATTCTTAGACAAATTTTCTTTAATCTCATCTGCATAGGTTGGAACAGTTTCTTTTAGTTTGGCTAACTCGAACTCTGCAACTTTATGTTCAACTGTAATCTTATTGAACGAATGCGTATCAAGAAAGTCTTCCATATCAAATCCACCAAATGATAGCGTACTAGAAGATACTGTACCACCAGAGTTAATTGTAATACTACCAGTGGTTAAATTATTAGGTATATTTGTACCAATCATTGTCGTCATGTAAACATCTCCAATCCATTTAATATAGGTTCTTCATCATTAAACATCCAATCCATATTCTGCATTTTACCAGTGTTGAGGAAGGATGTAAATTTCTCTTTAT